GCCGGTCGCTACGGTAAACCGTCGGTCGCCGATCGTGGCTGTCACCGCGCTGGTGCCGCGATACAGGGCGCTGGTCAGGTTCACCCCGCAGCGCGCATCACCCAAGGTCGCGTCGCAGAAATACTGGAACGTTCGGCCGACAGGCTGGTTCAAGAGATGCGCCAGCGCCCGCACTTCGGCGGTGAAGGCATGTTGCCCGCGCCTGATCTCGCCAATGCTACCGCGGCGCATCAGGACGCGCTGGCTGACCGCCTGCCAGTTCACCAGCCAAACCTCGACCGCAGCATTGTCCCAAAGGCCGTCGGCGATATCGGTCTCGGTGATCCGGTCTGAGCGCAGCGCGCCTTGCACGTCCTGGGCGTCAACCGACAGATCGCCCAGGCTTCTGATCTCGCTGGCGGCAAAGCCGGTCTCGGGTTCGAAGCTGGTGCCTGCGAAGGCCAGTACCCGGTCATGATCGGTGAACCCGAACACCGCGCCATCCCGACGTTGCAGGCGCCAGCACCATGCGAGGGTGGTCGTGCCTTCGTCCAGATGCGCTTGGAACCCAGAGGGCAAGGTCTTCATGGGGTGCGGTCCTGTTGTTCGAGGCGGCCGACGGCGGCGCCGATGCGGGCGATGTTCTCGTCGAGGCGGATCATCCGCTCTTCGATCACGGCAATGGCACGTAGCGCTTCGGCCACGTCGCGGATTTGCTCGGGGCGGATCATGGCCAGATCGTCCAGTTGCCGTTCGAGCATGGCGACACGGGTGTTGATGATCCCGGCCCACCAGATCGCCGCCCCGCCTTGGGCGGAAAGGGCCAACGCGAGACTCACATAGGCGACATAGCCCATGGTGTTGCGGTCTTTGGGTGGGGTCATCGGCGCACCTCGATTAGCGGAATAGATGGGATGGAGCCGGTGCGTTCGATGTCGAGCGTGACGGGCAATTCGTCGGTGTCGAAGCGCACCGGCACGTCGAATTCGAACCCGGCGCGGATCACGGCGCCGGTGGCCGGGGGAGCGACGAAGGTGACGATCCCGGTGGTGGTGTTGATCGACCAGCCGGACCCCTGCGCGACCCCGTTCAGAGAAACTGTGACCGTGCCCGCAACTGGCTTGATGATCGTTCGCGCCCAGGATTGCGCGCCGGAGGCATAGGTCTTGGTCAAGGCGAACGTGGTGGTCGATCCGTTGCCGGTGCCGATGATCTGGTCGGTGGGTGACGGCGCCGCCGAGGGCAGGCAGGACTTGTAGTCCGACCAATCCTTGAACCGAAACGCGTGCAGGCGGCCGTTGCGAGCCTCGAAGAAGGCAACGACCGCGGCGAGATCGTCGGCCCGGCGCACACCATAGGAGACGTCATAGCGGCGGCGTGAGTTCGCCCATGAGGCATTCCTTTCCTCGTCGCCGGAGGCCAGTTCGACGATCTGGGTGCGCCGTTCCGGCCCGCCCTTCGCGCCCCGGCTGATGCTGTCAGGAAACCTGATCTCGTGAAACGCCATTCAGCTGCTCCTTCGGCCATAGGCCACGGCCCGGGCGATATCGGAGGCGACTTGCGCGCGGGAGGCGCGAAAGCTCTCAGCATCGCGGGCATAGATGTTGACGGTGGTGCCTGCCCCGCCTTCCCAGGCGCGGGTCTCCGCACGGTTCAGAACGCGTTCACCGCGCAGAAGAACGGCGGCATATTCGTCGGAGCCAAGCCCCATGCCGCCGCCATTGTGGAACCGCGGGGCGGCGACCAAAGCGGCGGCGGGGATCATCATGCTGGCGGGGCCGGGCACCCGACCGCCTGCGTGATAGACCCCGGCCTTGATCTTGGCCCCGCCCATCCCGCCTCCCATGCCCCCACCAATCCCGCCCAGCACGCCGCCCAGCGCGGAAGCGAGGGGGCCGAAGACGAAGCGGCGGAAGGCGATCTTGGCCAGATCGGCGATGATCGAGGTCGCCAAACTGCTGAAATCCAGCTTCCCCGTCCGGACGAACTCGGCGACGGCCTCTTCGCCCGCCCGAAAAGCGCTGGTGATCGCCTCGCCCACGCTGCCGCCCCAGTTGGCGGCCTCGGCGGCGTAGGTAGACAACGCCTCGCTGACTGCCGCCCAGCCGGTTGCCGCGACATCGGCAGCCGCTGCCACTTCTTCGGCCGTCTGCAAAGGACCGCCGCCGCCGCCCGCGCCACCCTCCGCTGGATCGTCGGGCGTGATGGAGATTTGCAGCGCCCGATCGCGGACGTCGTTGAAGTATTCCGACAGGGGCGAGCCCGAGACGATGCCACGGATTTGCGCCGCCAGCGCGGCGCGGCGTTCGGCATCCCGAGCGGCATAGGGGTTGGCCACACTGTCGATCCTGAAGGTGGCCGGGTCTAATGTGGACAACGCTGGGTCAAGGCCAACCGCTTCGAGGGCGGCGTTCGCCGCCTCGGCCAGGGCGTTGATCCCGGCCAGGGCCTTCTCGATCATCCAGTTGACGGCATCGATCACCGCGTTCGCAGCGCCGACCGCGAGAGCCCCGACGGCATCGGGCACGCCCTGGAAGGCATAGGTCGCACCTGCGGCCGCGACCTTGAAGGCGTTGATGACGAGGTCACCCATCCAGATCACGCCGTCGACGATCCGCTCCCAGGCCCAATCGGCCCAGGCGACGGCATTGTCCCACCAGCCCCGGATCGTGTCGAAGACCGGCTTGCCGATCTGATAGACGTTCTCCGCAAAGACCTGCCAGGCCGCCCGGGCCACGTCCGTGAAACTGACCTGCGCGCCGGTGGTCTCGTTGATCTCGCTCCGCATCCCGGCAATCGCCGCCGAACCCAGCGCCACGGCAGCCGTCACCAGCGGAAAGCGCCCTGCGACTTGCAGGATGCCTTGGCCGAGGGTGCGCGCCATGCCGCCCAGATCGCGGAAGAGGGCGCCGACACCGCCATTCCCAAACCCATAGATCTGGGAAATCTGGCTGCCTTGCTGCGCCATGACCATGAAGGGATTCATGCCGCCTGCGAGCGAGACCCCGATATCCTGAAGCTGGAAGGAGAGGTTCGCCATGCGGTGGCTGGCGTTGCGGGTCGCCGTGCTCATCCCGCCCAGCGCGGTGGTGCGACCCTTGATCGCCGCGATGCTGGCCAGCGTCGCCTGCCGTTCCCGCGAAATCGCAGCCGTCATCTCCTCGGCCGAAATCGCCCCCACACGGTGCGCCTGCCGGATCTCGGTCAGGGTTGATCGATAGTCCCGCACTACCGCGAAGAGCGGGTTGTGCTTGGCGCGGAGGTCATCAAGGGCCCGGCCATAGGCCGCAACATCGGCCGCATCGCGTGTCATCCCGCCCGACACGCCGGTGGATCGGTTCACGGTGTTCATGACGGTGCCCGATACCGCCCCCGCCTGACGCAAGGCGCTGGCCGCCCGGGCAGCGCGATTGGCAAGGTCCTGCATCTGGCGCATGGCCTCACCTGCCGACACCCCGGCCTCGTTCAAGCCCGCCGCCGCCCGCGGGCCTGCTGCCTCGATCAAGGTCAGCGCGCGAGCACCTTCCTGGCCGATGCCGACCAGTTCAGCCTTCAGTGCCTGCCCACCGGTCGCGACAAGGCGCACCGAGACCCGGCGTTCAGATCGCGTCGTCATGGTTCTGCGCTCTCACTTGTGCGTTGATGCCGCGCACGGCGAAGGGTTCGATCAGGGGCAGAAGCTCGGCCGTGATCAGCCGGTTCAGGCCCAGCGCCTCGGCCATGGCCACGGCGGCCGTCATGTCCCAGCTCACCACCCCGCCGGGGATGGCGCGAAACTGGCCGCGGAGGGCTTGGGCCAGTTCCCAGACTTGCCAGGCTTCAAATGTGCGGGGGCGGTGGAGATCAGCGGGGCAGGCCGGGCAGGGCTTTACGCATCCGGCGCAGTAGCCTTCGCCCCCACCGAAGTGCCATTCGGCAAGGGCGCGGAGGCGTTTCCCTCATTGGCCAGGATCAGGCCCTTGGCCACATAGTCGGTCTGAAACCGCTGAAAGAGCGGGAAGAGGTCGAGAAGCGCAGCCACGGCTTCTGGCGTGGGCGGTACGGGATAGCCCTCGTCATTGCCGACGCCCTCCCATTCGAGGATGGCGAGTGACCCAATCGCCTTGGCCAGTGCGACGGCCACCTGATCGGCGGGCGCGTCTTCGGGCAGGCTGGAGACTTGGGCGTCGCTGCGGGCGGCGCCGATCAGCGCCGAAGTGAGGGGGGCGAGGCGCAGGCGCACGCCGCCGCCGAGGTCGAGCCAGGCGGGTTCAGGGGAAAGGTTCAGGCGGATCATGGGACGGCTCCGGTTTGGGGGTTCAGTAAGATGCGGTGGTGTTGACAAGGACGGCGGTGCACATGCGGGCGGGGGACGTGGCCCGCGCCGCTTGCCATTCGAAGGTGGCCTGCACGCCCTGCGGCCCGTTGATCGGGATGCGGGGGCGGGGCAGATAGGCGGCGTGGACCGTAAAGGTGAGGGAGGCATTCGCCCCTAGGCTCCAGGCGAAGACGAGCTCGCAAGGGTCACCGGCGATCGCCTGGTTCACCAAGGTCAGGTCGGCAAAGCGTGCCTCGATCGATCCGGTTAGGGCAGCCATGGACGGGTCCAGCCCCTCGAGAAGCCCGTCGTTGCGGATGGTCTCGATCCGGTCGAGGTTGTTGGCATAGGACACCTGCGCCGAGACGATATTGCCCAGCGCGCCCCCGTTCCGCGTGATCGACCCTTGGAAATTGCCGAAGCGCTGCAAGGGCAGGGTGGCATCGGTGAGGGTTCCGGCGGCAGTTGTGGCTGCGACTGTCTCGCCCCGGCCGATCAGGCCCACTGTCGCGGTCAACAGCCCTGACCGCTGCGATTGCCACTGGATGCGATCGGCCACGAGCCCGGAATACATCGCGAACCGCGGCACATCGGGCATCTGCGTTTCGATCGCCATGCTGGGCAGCGTGAAGCCGCCCGACTGGAAGGTATGGGTCCTGGGCGTGGTGCCGGTTGTCACCGGCTGGCCAAAGATCGCCTTCAGCCAGAAGCCCAGGTTCTCGGCGTCCATCGGGATGACGACATCGCCGTCGACATTCACCGCATCGCGGATCGGCGCCTGCGGGTCTCGGCCGTAACCCAGAAGCTCGGGCGACAAGAGCCCCTGTTCGGAGCCGAGCGTCGTCGTGGCAAAGGGCATCCGGCGATAGCCGCTGGCGGGCGGCGTGCCGTAAACGGATTCGAAGGCGAACGCGACTTGCGTCCGCGCGCCGGGCTGGCGGGCCATGGGTTAGTCCTTTCGGGGGTGGGTTCAGAGAAGCGGGTCGGTCGTGGCGTAGGCGAGGATCACCGGGATCACCGCCGCCTTCAGACCCTCGTTTCCGTCGATTGCCAGCAGCACCGGTTCCGGCGCCTCGGGCGTAATGTAATCGCAAAGGCCGCCCAGTGTGCGGTCGGCGGCCAGCGCCGTGCCGATCGCCAGGCGCAGAGCGTCGAAGGCCGCATCCCGGGCGGCCGGTGTTCCGTCCACCACCAATTCGATCTCGGCCCTGTGCTCATAGTAATAGCCCGGCGGGGAGAGCCACACCTCCGGCGGCCCCGGATCGCCATCGCGCAGGATCACCACCCCAGCTGCAGGCACCTTCTCGGGCAGGATCGCGTTGCGCAGCACCTTCGCGCCGGGCGGCATCGCGCCGGACAATAGGCTATGAAGCGACGCGAGCAGGCGCTCGGCCGTGGATTGCGTGGGCATGGGCGGGTTCCGATCAATCTCTTGGGCCAGATGGCTTTGCGCGGTGCTTTGTCTTGTCGCTTGGACAACTCAGCGCTCGGCGGCTAGGTTCGCACCAGATGGTTCAATTGATCTCATGGGATAGCGAATGCACGTTTTCGATCTGCCTCCGGCCATTGCCGACTTGGTTGCCGCCCGAAACCGTGTCCGCGACTATTACAAGGAGCTTCTCGCCCGCGGCGGCCACGAGGTCAGTCTCGAGTACACGCTGGACGGAAACCTTGTGGGCGATATCGGAGAGGCGCTGGCGGTCGAACTTTTCGGGATCAAGCTGGTGAGCAACAAGTCTCACCCTGGCATTGACGGTCGCAGCCCTTGCGGAAAGACGGTGCAGGTCAAAGCCACCGGCCGCGGTCTGGGGCCAGCATTTCGCCCAGTGGAAACCCGGGCAGATCATCTCCTGTTCTTCGATCTCGATTTCGACCGCTGCAAAGGCACCGTTTTCTACAACGGGCCCGAGCATCCGGTGATTGCGACGTTGCCTGCATCGTGGGTCGGCCAGCGCCTCGTTTCCAGATCCCGGCTTCTTGCATTGAACCAAGCGCTTAGCGACGAAGACCGATTGCCGGTGATTGGGCTTCAGTTGCCAAATTAGGGTTCGTCGCGGCGTGCTGAGGCAAGCCTCACATCGGTCTTGCCGAAATCGTCCCCGACGAAAAGGAGAGGGCAGTTTCGTTCCGCCGCCAGCCCATAGGCAAAGCAATCACCGAAGTTCAGCCCGGCCGGATGGATGCCTTTTCCCCAAGTCCGATAGGCCGCCGCTACGGCATCGGCCCCTGACTGTGTCACGGTGACAACTTCAATTCCCAGCCCTTCGATCAGCTGCTGCATTTCAGCGCCCACCGAGCGGCGATCAGCGACGATCATGGCCTCGGCGAGCGTTCCCGCCGAAATGCATAGGGATTCCGCTTCATCGAGGACTTGCATCACGATGTCAGCGTCGGGCTCGCCCAGAAGGATTGCCATCAAGGCAGAGGTATCAACGGCGATCACTTCGGCAGGCCATCGTCATCATAGAGGAAGTCCTGGCTGCGGGCGGCACTCGCCCCAGCCGTGATCTTGGCCATGGCGCTGCGCTGGGCAGCTTCCATGACCACGCGGCGGCGATCGCGTGTCACCGCAGGGACGACGGGAACCAGCCTAACGGCCGCTTTGCCATGCCGTGTCAGCACAACTTCATCTCCCGCCTCGGCGCGGCGCACGAGTTCGGTCAGATGGCCCTTGGCCTCGGTGATGGAAATCTGCATGGCGGCCTCCAGTGATGGGCATAATATGGACTATCATATGGTCCAAATCAAGCCGTCATCCCTGCCACGCCCCCAAGATCGCCCCCGGCAGTCGGGCCGTTGCTTCCCGCGCCAACCTATCAAGGTCCAGCTTCTTCGGCATCTTCACCTGCCGCAATAGGAGGAACACCGGCACGGTCTGGGCCCCGGTCAAAACCCCATCCCGCCGCCGCCGACCACTCTTCGCCGCAGCAAACCCGCGCGAGGTTAGCCGCGCATCATCGGCAACCAGCAGGCTCGGGCCGCTGCGGCGATAGACGAAGCGCAGGCGCATGCCGGTGCGCTGTTCCCAGCGCCAGGGCGTGATGCGCTGTCGGCCGAGGCCGGTGATGCCCGCGGCGGGCAGGGGGATGGCGAGCCAGAGGCCGTCCTTGCCGCGGATCAGCACGCCGCCATCGAAGGCGTGCAAGATGTCGGGCGCCTTGGTCCAGACGAGACTGGCGGCGCGAAGGGACGTGCCCGATCGCGGAAAGTCGGACTGACGCACGGAGTTGGCGAGGCGCGATCCCAGTCCCGATGCCCGAACCTGCCCGCGCCAGTCGTCTAGTAGAGCCCGCCCGGCAGCAAAGACGCCGCGGGTGACGGCGGCCTCGGCCTCTTGCAGGATTTCGGTGGCGATCGTGTTCAGATCGCCGTCGATGCTGGCGCCGATCTTCATGCCTCCCGAGCCTCGGCTTTCCAGACGTGGCGCAGGGCATCGCGCAGCGGTTCGCCCCGGACCTCGTAGATCACGCCGCCGATCTCGAACGTGTCGCCGGGGGCAAGGGCGCCTAGGTCTTGAACCCATAAACAGGATTCCCTTCGCTTCCGCGTCGTGATTCACTTCCGCAAAACTGAGGTGGGCATGACAGGCAGACATGATCTGACGGAT